TCCTCAAAGAAGACCCCAAACTTGGTTTGAAGGGTCTCTCATAAAAATTAGTTAGAACTATATTTCTAACTGCACGTTTAATAGCGTCTGTATCATATTTAATGGTAACGTCACCCGTAATCGTGTGTGGTCTAAACCTAAAATCTATATCTGCGTATAGTTTTGTTTCCGCAACGTTTTGTCCCTGTGATTTTAAGTCTGCCATACTTCTATTTATACAACCTCTCTAAATTTATGCATCAGGAATTGTGGTATCTGTTTGAACACCAGCATTAGCACCAACACCTGTATCTTTAGAAGTTGATTTGTGTACATGAGTCGCAAGAGTCGGTGCGTTTCCAGCGTCTGTTGATACGTCACCAACTGAATGTGTTGTTTTAGTAACATGTACTGTACCGTCAACTGTTAAATTTGTAGTCATAAGTGTTTCGGGTGAAGTGAATGTTGTATTACCAACCACGTCTGCATTTAGTGTTCCGCCTATACTTGCATTTACGTTTCCGTCTACCATTAAAACTGTATGTCCTGCTACGTAGATATCTGCATTACCTGTCGCTACTGCGATTCTAACATTACCCTTTTCGACAGACACGTCTACGTTACCACCGACAATTAGTTTATTGTCTTTTGCAACTACAGTATAATTATCATTTACAATTCTAGTTACCTCTGAACCATCAGGGTGTATCTCATGGAACGTTCCACTTCTATGTTCGATTGCCATTCTTTCTACACCAAGAGTATCGTCTATCTCAACGATATGTCCTGACTCTGTAGTCATGGATTTGTTATATGGATATACTGGTTTAGCAGGTGATACTGGGAATGCCCATTCCTCGTCTACTACTCTTTTCTTTTTATTGTCTGTAAAGATTTCTTTTGTGTTTATGTGTTTTAGATTCTCAACTTTATCGTCTACAACTTTTGTAAAACTTCTATGTGTATATGTTGCGATACCTGTTGTGTTATCATTTAAATCTGAAGCGTCATAGTATCTTGGATAGTAAGGTAAATCATCTTTGGTAAGTTCTACTTCTTCTATTGTTGAACCTGTTCCGTCATAGTTCAGCGTGAGAGACTTGACGTGTTTTGGTGCGGTATCTAATGCAGTAGTCAATCCAAAACTTCTAGTCCTATCGTGTGTAGGTGTTTCACCGTCTGGCGTCTCAGCATAGTCTGCTATTGTTAATCGTCTTGGGTCATTGAATCCGTCTTCAATCTTTCTTTGTATCAATTCGTCTTTGATTGTAATACGAGAACCCTGTGCAGGCATTCCAGCTGCTACACCAAGAACCACTGGGTCTTGCATATAGTTTTCGTCTCTCCAAAAACCGAATACCGTAGACCCTTCTACGAGACCGTTACCTTTTCCGAATCCTGAGAGTCCTGCTTCTGTTGTTGGAAGTAATACTTGCGCCCATGGTAAATCAGGTGTTGAGATTTGGTCTTTGATATGAGTATGTACTCCGTGTACACGCACACGCACACGGCCAATCTTTAATGGGTCTTGTCTGTCTTCTACTATCCCGTACCAAAATTTCATTTTATCTCCAAGGTAACATTGTCATACCAAGTTGATTTAAACCCAACTCTAATAATATGAATACTAATAGACATGGGCCTAATTGCCATGCCCACCATTGCCAACCTTCCAAACTGTCTACCCATTGTCTGAGTTTACTGTTTCGTGCCTTATCATATGCACCACTCTTTTCACCTATTTTGTTTGCCCAATGGTTTGGGTTTACCCAATTTTTAAGTGCTTTTAGAAATCTAATTATCATACTTCCCTCGGAGCTGCTGTATTATCTAATGGTGTATAGTCTGCAATCTTCTTAGCATAACTTTCTTTCACGCACTCGACAAAACATTTCCCTACCTTATCAGCAGGGATACCATTAATACATATGTCTGTAATCCAATATCTATTGTCGTTCATTTTATCTGAGATATCTACACCACCTGTTGAAGATTGCGGTGGTGGTATATCTAATTTAATAATTGTACTTACATTTAAATCTGTTCTCATAGGTATTGTGATTATGATTCTGTTTTGTTGTAGAATCTCTAACATTGCCCTACGTTCTAATTTACCAGCATCGACTTTAGCAGACCAACATTTAAATGATTCTTCGGTATCTAACTTATCTGCATTGTCAAAAGAATGCACCATTTTAGTATCATAAATTTTCAACGAATCATACTTGTAACCTAGATTTGCGTCAACGTCTTTTTCTGTAACTGGCGGAGAAACTTTTGCGTCCGTTACATTTTCTGTTGTAAAGACTTTTTCAAATACTTCATTTTGACCACCCGTTCTAATTAACGGAAACCCTGATAAATGGTTTTCTGCATTCCTTTCAAACAAGTCATTTATAGAATACAGGTCTACTTCGTCTACTTTTCTTATCGGGTCATATGTTATTTGTGTTGACGCATATGCACCACCAACCATTCCTCTTAATGTATCTGCTCTTTGTGGTATTTGTATATCTTCAATAATAGTATTAACACCACCGTCAGCATTTGCGTCTACGTCTGCAGTTTCTGTATCTGCTTGTCTTGAACCATATGAGAATGTAAGGGGGAACTCTTCTTGAAACATTGAATCGATTGATTTAAAAGTAAAACCACCGTTTAGTGTTTGATAAAAGAACATACCATTTTTGTATACTGCTTTTTCTTCTAGTCCTTTATCTGCATTGTTAACTGTAAAGTCTATAAACTTATCGATAGTCCAGTTAGGTACAACCATTTGTTGATTTTCAGGTTTAGTATCTTCCCAATGAACAAACTCTTCTGTTTCCATATGTCCTTCATTGATTAAAACATTCTGCAACATTTTATCATATGAACCACGCATGACTCTAGACACTCTAGTATTTCTAGCAGTAAACATGCGTGGGTCACATACCTTTAAAACATAGGATTGGGTTGATTGGTCTACTCTGTTAACTGCAGTTATTTTGTAGACTTTTAAATCTCTGTCTACGGTAAACTCTTTGGGAGCTTCTTCTCCCATACCTTCAATTTGTTTGACTGCTATACGTATATATTCGTCACCTGTAATCTTAAAATTCTTTAACAGGTCAAGACCGTCTATAATACTAATATCACCTGTAACAAACTTATTGTAAATACTTTCGTAAAGACGAAAAGATAAAACAAGACCCTGTATGTCTACAGACTCGCCTTCTTGGTTTACTAGATTAATTGCGTCAATGGTGAATACACCACCCTGCATGTTTTTCTTTTCAGACATTATACACTCATTACACGTTCAAACTCAGATACCACTCTTCGTATGAACTCAGGTTTGATAACTTTTATCTTTCTTCTCGCTTCGTTGTCTTCGTATTCTTTTTCGTAATACGTTCTTGGTTGATAGGTTCCTGTACTATTATTATTGTATCTAAATTCTTTGTCGATTGCATCAGGGTCATAGTAATATGCAACACCGTCTACTCCGTTTGCTACACTGCTAGGTGTAAATACCTTAGTGCTACTCGCACCCGTAACCGCTTGGTTGGCCACAAATTTTTGGCCGTTTGTTGTTTCTACTAAAATTCTATTGTAAGTTGGGTCAACTTTTAAAATTTTACCTTTACGTGTTCCTTGAGTTATGTCTTCACCAATTAAAAATTTAGAAGTAGAAGATACTATGTCCGTACTCGTAGACGCAACTAAAAATTGGCCAGGATATGTAGATTTCATATAATTTTCAAATGTAGAAGTATCCATATGCCAATCGTAGTAATTAGTAATGTCATTTGCAAGGAATAATGTCCAGTGTAAATCACCATTACCATATAGTTTACTTGCAACTATATCAGGTCTTTCACCTTCTTGTAGTTCATAGACTGTGTAATCGATTACTTGATTAAGTTGTGTGCCTTCTAACTTTGCTTTACGAAAGAAGTCTTTGATTGTAACAATCTTTCCATTACTAAGTGTGTATCTTACTTCGGGAAAATTCTTAAATAGTTCGTTTGCCATTATCCGTCACCCCTTGTCTGTCTATCACGAATACTGTAGTCAGTACCAGTAATAGGTTGACCCCCATCTCCTGTGCCTTGACCAATTGGAGAAATCTTTTGGAAGTTCTCTTGAGTAACAATTTTGATTTCTGTAAAGTCTAACTTCATAGCAGACTTTGTTGGTTGTCCGTTTTCAAAGAATCCTAATTCTGTATCTCCGTGTTGGATATCGCAACCAGTACAAACCATAGGCATAAATCCGTCTAGTCTTTTTTTGATTGGGCCATCAAATGATACGTCAAACACGTTTGGATAGTTAAAGAAGTTTTCGTTTTCTGTTGTCTCTGCACTACCATATGTATCAGGTAACATTGCAGTTCTGAAATAGTACATAATCTGTTGTACCATATCTGCTTCTTCTTCTGAACGTGGATAGAATTCATATTGGAATGAGAAAGAACGGAATCCAATACCTTCCAACAATTGTTCTTCCATTGGATTAACTGCTCGTCCAGCATTCATGTTCATGAAATCTCCTGTGGCAGAATTCATAAGTTTGTTTATAGCAGCTCCTGCTACATTTTTGACTTCTGCACCGAACTGTTCTAGGTCACCCCCGTCACCAAAAAAGTTTCCTGATTCTCCACCGTCAAACATATCTGCAAGACCACGAATACCAGCACCGAATCCTTGAGTCTTATAGTTAACAGTAAAGTTACTTGCTAAATGTTCGGGTTTAACATACAATGCTATTTCTAGATTCTTTTTCGATAGTAGGTTTTCCCCATTCTTTCCGTCTCTTGCTTCACGTGCCCTAGTTTGAAAAAGAATGTAGTTGTCTAGTTGGTCATACAGTGGATAAATTAAATCTATATCTGCAGTTGAAGGTGTCGATTTTGCAATTGACTTACCTTTATTTCTTGCATCAAGATTTTTCTCTAAAGAAGACCGTCTCTTCTCTAAAGTTCTTTTAGCTTCTTCTGCTTGTTCTCCTAACTGGTCAAGAACAGTTGTCTTGTCTAAGTTCTTAAGTTTGGTCTTGATACCTTTTACAGATTCTACAGCGGACTTTGCTTGGTTGACTTTGTCTAATAATTTGCCTATTGCCATAAATACCTTCGTCTTAATAATTAATTGGTAATATATCTATTTATGTCTTACAGTGGCAAGTTTAAACCGAAGAACTATAAAAAATACAAAGGAAACCCTACAAAAATCTTTTATAGGTCTTTATGTGAAAGAAGATTCATGGTCTACGCTGATTCAAACCCTAATATCATTGAATGGGGTTCGGAAGAAGTAGTCATTCCTTACATATCACCTCTTGATAGAAGACCTCACAGATACTTTCCCGACTTTTACATTAAGTATGTGAATGCTTCGGGACAAACTGTACGGGAAATCATAGAAGTCAAACCAAAAAAACAACTTAAACCGCCAAAGAAACCTGAACATAGAGTTTCCAAAAGATATCTTATGGAAGCACAGACATATGCAGTCAATCAGGCAAAGTTCAAAGCAGCTGAATTATACTGCAAAGAAAGAAGATTAAAATTTAGGATATTAACGGAAGACCATTTGACTTAAATGCATAAATAGTTGTATGGGACAACTATTGGACGATTTACAAAACGAGAAACCTGCTGAACTAAGAGCAAGAAGTATCGAATCCATGAACTGGTTCCGTAACAATTTAAGACAAATAAGAGTGCGGTCTACTTCCTTAATGGACGAATTTGATACTGAGGGAGCGCTTCAACTAGGGCAAATGTATATGTTCTTTTATGACGCAAAGACACAGGACAAACTCCCATATTGGGACTACTTTCCTTTATGCATTCCTATTAAGAGATATAAAACAGGTTTCATGGGTTTGAACCTACATTACTTAGCACCAAGATATAGAATTAGATTACTGGACGCTATGTATGAGTATGCTTCAGACGGTGTATTTGATATCAATTATAAATTGGTGAAGTCAGTCGGAAAACTAAGGTGGGCAAAACCATGTGTAAAACAATATCAATATGGATTCTTTAAGAGTTACATAAAGAAAGTAGACTCTCAGTATTATGATTTAATATCCATGTTACCAACAACGAAATTTAACGTGAATGCAAACACAGTATATTCAGAATCACTAGGAAGAATTTAATGGCATTAAGAGATTTAGTAAAACAAGGTGTTTCCAACTTTTTAAGTGGGAACGACAAAGGAACTGCAATCGATAAGTTCAAAGCAAACTTTGATACAGGTGCAAGAACAAATAGATTCCAAGCAGACTTTTTTGGCCCGCAGGGATTATCTTTAGAGGGGTTACGTTGTGACTCTGCTTCATTGCCAGGCAGAACAATTGAATCAACTCCATGGTCAGAATATGGACAAAAGAGACAAATGCCTCACGCAGTAAATGACGGTGGTGAAACTACGTTCTCTTTTTTCTGCGACCAAACATTCGCTGACAGATTAATAATCGAAGCATGGCAGTCTTTAGTATACACTGCTGGTGAAGGTAGTCAATTACAACCTACCTTTGCATACTACAATGATTACATAGGACAAGTTGATATAACACAATACAGGATTGACGGTAACTCTGCATTGAAATATAAGTTATATGAATGTTATCCAAAAGCTTTTGATGCAATGGCATTAGACTCAAACTCTCCTGATAGTATATTGAAGTTTGGGTGCACCATTGCATATCGAGGGTGGGAAGTAGAATATACTCAACCACCTGAACTATCAGGACTAAATAAAGGAAGGAGAGCACTTAATGCTGTCATGGAAGGACTATCAGTCGCTTCTAGATTTGGTGGCAAAGGTGATAAACTTCTTGGAAAACTGACTTCACTGGATACTAACCTTGGTAAGGTTAACAATGTATTCGGTAGTGGCGGTTAATTTTTATTATTTGAGGAAATAAATTATGGCATTACCAATACAAAGTGCACCTACTTATAAGTGCGCCTTGCCAAGTGACGGACGTGAAGTAACATTTAGACCGTTTCTTGTTAAGGAACAAAAGGTTTTAGTAATTGCGAAAGAGGGTGAAGACCAAAGTCGGTCACTTGCTTCTATAAAGCAAATGATTAAGGCAGTAACATCATTCAGTGAAAACGAATGGTTGGACGTTGAAAAACTTCCTATGTTTGACATTGAATATCTGTTCATTAAAATTAGAGCAGTATCAGTAGGTGAAACAGTTAAACTTAATCTAACTTGTCAAGAAGCAGAGTGTAACGGCAGTGGTGAAGTCACTGTAAATCTAGATGAAGTACAGTGTAGTAAACCAAAAGGTGTAGAACCTAGAATTATGATTACCGATGAACTAGGTGTTGTGTTAAGATATCCCGATTGGAATCTTATGGAAGACGTTCAAAAGATTGATTCCAACCAACAACCTATTGAAATGTTGAAGGCATGTATCACTGAAATATTTGATAGTGAATCTGTATATGATGCAGATGACGTATCAAAGAAAGAACTTAGTGAATTTGTGGATAACTTAACTTTCCCACAGATTGAAAAACTAGGTGAATATTTTGATGATATGCCAAAGATTTTTTATGATGCGAGTTACAAATGTAACACATGTGAAAAAGAACAAAGTAGAACCTTGGAGGGCCTACAAAGTTTTTTTTAGTATGCCTTTCGCATGAGTCTGTATTGAATTATTACAATACAAACTTTCAGTTGATGCAACATCATAACTACAGTTTGGAAGAACTTGAAAATATGATGCCATGGGAAAGGGAGATTTATATTATGCTGTTATTGCAGTTCCTAAAAGAAGAACAGGAACGGCAGAAGAATGAACAAGCCAAATATAATCAAAGGAGATAACATGGCAGAAGATAGAGAAAAATTCAGTGGTGACATGAGTCGTAATGAAGTTGAAATAGACTTAAGTAAGTTTATGGAAATGGTCACCGAAAACAATGCTCTTAAACAAGAGATTTTTGAATTAACCCACAACGATAGAGCAAACCCTTGGCAGAAATGGATTTTCGCTGCTAAAGCAGTTGACTCATGGAGAATATGGCCTAGAGCATTTCTAAGTGTTTACATATTCTTAATTTACTACGTTGTTATGTGGTTCCTAGATTTAGAAGCACCTACCATGGAACAATCGGGTCTTATCAGTATCTTAGTTGGTGCTGGGGCGGCATGGTTTGGACTATATGTAAACAGTGCAGCTAAAGAACATGACTCTGATAACAATAAGAAATAATTAAATGGCAAACGAAATCGATAAACAGTTAGAAGAGGCCGCAAAGACTCTTAAACCAGCATTTAAACAGGTTGTAGATTCTCTTGCGGATAGTAATAAAGAGGTTGCTCTAACAGCAGCTAACTTTAGAAACTCTTCAAGAGATTCCTTTAAGGGTGCACTCGCAGCTCAAAAAATGAGAGACACCCTTACTAAAGTAGCAGACGGATTGAAGTCTGGCGAAGGA